GAATTCTGCTGTGGCGCAGCCTGGCACAAAGATCATTTGTTGGTAACGTTTGGATTCCAGGACAACTGTGCATTCATCTTGAAGATACCACAAACATGCGTGGATGAGTTTATTGCTCAAGCTAATCAAACCAACTCAATTGTACCTACTATTACACACAATGGTAAATCACATGATTTTGATTGGGGCGTGCTGGCCAATAACCATTGGTTCCACAAAACAGTTACAAACGAAATATTTGTTGATAATGCTTACCAACGTTTCTTTGAAGTTGCACCCGGAGATGTGGTTGTTGATATAGGTGCCAGTGCTGGACCGTTTGTCTGGAGCATTGCAGCTAAACAACCCAGTCGAGTAATTTGTCTCGAGCCACAAAAAGATCTATACCCTACTCTGGTAAAAAATAACAGCCATACAGGACTAGACGTTACAAATATAAACAAAGCGTTGGGGCATTCCGACGGCATGTACTATCTGTGTGGAATGTACGATGAGAACAAAAAAAATCACAGCAACGGAACAGATGGAGTAATACTAGACACTATAAAATTCAGCACCATGGTAGCAGAGCAGAAACTCACACATATTGATTTTCTCAAAATGGATTGCGAAGGTGGCGAATACGATATTTTCAATGATGAAAATCATGACTGGATCATGACCAATGTGCGCAAGATGGCCATGGAGGTTCATCTTACAACTCCTGACCTTAAAGCCAAGTTTCGCAAGTTTAGAGACACTTACTTAAAAGAGTTTACTAATTTTCAAGTTCTTAGTCTTGACTATGTGGATATCAAATGGGGCCTGTGGGATGATTGGTTTATAGATCGTTACATTGCAGTGATGATCTATATCGACAATCCAGTTGCTGCACCAGTTAAACAAAAGTGGCAACACTACCCGGCACCCACACTTGAAATTACCACAATCATTCCTGAAAAAGGCTGTGTGGTTGACTGCGTGTTCTGTCCACAACGTACATTGGAAGAAGTTTACAAAGGTACTCGAATCTTGACCTTGGATGCATTTAAAACCATGGTTGATAAAGTACCCACAGACGTTCGTATTACGTTTGCTGGATTTACAGAACCTTGGATGAACAAATACTGCACTGAGATGGTGGTATATGCACATGATCAAGGACATCCTGTGAGTGTGTTTACCACTGGAGTTGGTGTTAGTATTGAAGATCTAGAAGCTATTGTGCATATACCATTTGCCGGCAATCCCAATGGCGGATTTGTATTGCATCTACCCGACGCTGAAATGCTAGCAAGACATCCTATCACCCCAGGATATCTCAAAACCCTAGAGTGGCTCCGAGACAACAAACACCGAATACAAAACTTCTCAATGATGAGTATGGGCAAAGAACTTCATCCTAGCATTAGACACATATTTGATTGGGCACCCAGTTATGAAATGTGGAGCAGAGCCGGCAATCTCATTAGAGAAAGTGTGGCCAAACCACAATTGGTTACCTTGCGTGATCGCTGGAATGCTATCACACACACAGGATCAAAGACTTGTGGATGTGTTGAAGGACTATATCACAATGTGCTATTGCCCAATGGTGATGTAAGTTTATGCTGCATGGATTATGGACTAGAACATATCATTGGAAATCTAAACACACAAACATATGAGGATGTTATACCAGAGGATCAGACTTGTTATGCCTTGTGTAACTTCTGTGAGAATGCTACAGATCCCAAAGAAAAAATCATAACCTTCCATCGTTAATATGAAAAATCTAGCCAACTTTATTGAAGACTCTGAAGATCCAGTGATTAACTATGCTCTTGGGCAAGAATATGAAAGCATAGGTCAAACCGGTGCAGCTATCAGTTTCTATCTACGCACCGCAGAGCGCAGCACCACAGATCTACAACAATACGAAGCATTGATGCGTTGCTGTCTTTGCTTGGAGAAACAAAAAACAAGAGATGACACAGAGAAAGGATTATTGCTAAAATCCATTGCATTGATCCCATCCAGACCCGAAGCATATTTCTTACTCAGCCGGTTACATGAAAAGCGTACAGAGTGGCAAGAAAGTTATACCATTGCCACATTGGGATTAATTTATTCAGACTTTGCCAGCAAATCATTAGTAACTGATCACTATCCAGGATATTATGGATTGATGTTTCAAAAGGGTGTGGCAAGTTGGTGGGTTGGTCTTACAGAACAAAGCCGCCAAATTATGCTATTCCTACATGACAACTATAAAATGTTACCGATGTATGCAACTGCGGTGAATAACAATCTTAAAAATTGTGGGCATCCTAAAATACCATTGGACTTGGAAGTTAAATGGAACACGGTTCCGGATACTGTTCCGTTGTATGTGCATACATATTATGATGCCTCAATGTTACCACGTATTAGGTCGTCATTTGCCGGTGTAGAAACAATAGAAAAAAACTTTAGTCAAAGTTATCAAGACTTGTTTGTGTTAGCAGCCACAAGTGGTAAACTCAACGGCCAATATCTTGAAGTTGGTAGTGCTGAACCATTCTATGGCAACAATACAGCTTTGCTAGAAACCAAGTTTGGATGGAAAGGTCTTAGCATAGAAATTGATCAGACCAAAGTTGATGAGTTTATATCCAAGCGCAATAACAATGTGCTATGCGCTGATGCGACCAAAGTTGACTATGCTGCGTTTTTATCCGGCTTTAGATTTAGCAAAGACATGGATTATTTGCAAGTAGATTGTGAACCACCAGAAATCTCTTTTGATATTTTAAAACGTATCCCGTTTGATCGATATAGATTTGCTGTGATAACATTTGAACACGATTACTATTGGAATCAAAACGTAAGAGATCCCAGCAGAGAATATCTCAAAAGTCAAGGATACGAACTGATAGTCGGCGATGTTGCTTACAACAAAGTGCATAGCTATGAAGATTGGTGGGTACATCCTGCATTAGTTGATGCAGCCACAAGAGATAAACTGCGAGATCTTGGTGACAACATAAAGTTTGCCACAGACTATATGTTTCCTACCTGATACAGGTAAGTTCTAAAGATGTTATTTTCTTCTGAATAGTATCTAAGTTTACAGTGTTCCACAATCCTGGATGCAAAGGTCTTGGCCAGCGTCCAGTCTCAATCCAGGCATATCCTATATGTTCATGATTTAACGTGGGGATGAACTCTGAATTTACTCTGCACCAGAAGGTGTTGTATTCAAATGCAAAGTCCGGGCTAGTGAATTTCTCAATAGGGATCAATTGCATATAGTCAGGAACAGATCCCAGTTCCTCAGTACATTCGCGCTCAACAGCAGCAATCAATGTTTCGCCGTGTTCTACTTTTCCGCCAACCAGTCCCCATGTGTCAGGATATTTTGAATCATTTCTCAACAGGTAAAGATACCGGGTACTGCTAGGGCAGTAGAACCAAACTCCAACAGCTTCTACAATACCAGATTCCATGTACCACCTGTATATAATCCATCAATGCTCTTGACCCACTTGACGCCATCCCAGTAAAACTGTATACCAGTGGTCAAGTTGATCACATATTGTACATCTGTAGTATCTCTACTGTTAAACACAATCTCCCAGCGACTGCCATTGTATTCAATGATGTCATTGGCACTGGCAATCAACGGCTGGCCTCCAGTTCCTTTCCAGGCCAGTGGATTGCTTGGATTAGATTCACTACCGGTGCTTTCGTTCAGCAAGTATCTTTGTCCAGTCATACTGCTATCTAACCCATCTCCTGGTGCAGTGGTCAGTGGATTGATCACAGCATCTACCGGACTCAATGTATTTTGTGGTGCAGTATCAGGATTGATATTGTAAATCAACAGTCGATCATCTGCTGGATTAACAGCAATGGTACCAATGATACTGGAATCAGGTGCCCAAGGATTATCTAATGTGATGTAACTGATACCTGGCCGCAACACACCATAAGCACCAATCACAGTAGGCCAAGTGATCTGTGGACTTTCTACTATGGGGAATGTAAACGGCGCCAAGCTGATACGATTGGGATTCACTGGCTGTGGCGGTTGTAATACTTGTAATTGCCCATCCAGTAGCAATACTTGATATTTCCACGGGGTAACCTTGACCCTGGTACCTAGCAATAGATCATTGTTGGTTAATGCATTAACAATATCTCCTTGTGCATCAAATATGCTGGCAATCACACGTTCTACCACACCCAGTTTCTTGACCTTGGCTGGAGAACTAATCCAGATGGGCATGCTGAACGTCATGGTCATGATATCCAAGGGTTCATTTGTATTTGTTCCTACAGGGATGGTTTTGCTAGACCATTTCACACTGTCAAGATTACACACAGTAAGGCTGGTCCAGTCAATATAGTTGTCTGTGGCTTGTATTTCCAGTGCAGGATTAAACAAGGTAGCAATCTGCTCAAACAACTGTAATTTCTGATTGGTATTACTGGTCCAGATATCCAGGTCTATAGTGAGCTTGTATGGTACAGGCATGAGTCTTTCAATTTGAAATGCATTGCCTTGTGTGGTTTCATAACTTTCAGTACCAGGATCCCATGTGCGTTGCCGTACAAACATCTTGTTTACATGGTACGGTTCCTGCATACGTTCTCTATCATAGGTTAGTCCAGTGATGTGAAATGTCATCATTGGAGTGGCATTCAAACTGTTGGCTGAGTTTTGATTTAAAATAGTTTGTGCTTGTCGGCTTGCATCACCATACCGTATGGGTACACGGATCAGATCACTTGTACCTTGTTCGTTACGCCCGTATTCAACTTCAAACAAGCTGAACATGCGAGTGAATTGCAGCAAATATCGACGAATTTGATCGTCGTTAAAAAACATTTGACTCATAGTTAACTGCTCTTTTGATAAGGTTGTGTGGGTGGATATGGATTGGGTGGCAAATTACCACCTTGATCGCCATTGGCTGCACCGGGTATCAATGCTTCGCTCAAGCTCTGACGACTAGGTATATTGCCAAGATCCTTTGTGTTCACAGTGTATGTATTGTTAACAAAGCCGGAGCGTAAAGTATCATTGGTGGCGCCCGGCGTGATGTTGGTTCGTACATTGCTTTCAATCTTGACCCAAATTGATCCATTGAAACGAAACAGTCGATTAGGAAAGTAATCCAAGCGTAATGCAAACTGCCCGGCAACAGGGTTAGGCGGAAAATTAACACCAGCAGTCACAGGCAATCCATTTGGTGCTCGACCATCACCGGTCAAGTAACCAGCAGTGTATCCATCACTTCTGGGTGAATTGCCATCATTGGCCACAGTACGGCTAGCATCAGTGATGGTGTAGTCTGCTGTGTAGGTAGCAGATTCAGGATTGGCCGGGGTGCCGTCGGGATTGGTAGCAACAATATAAAACTTCACAACATCAAATCCAGATCGTGGTACTTCAGCTTCGGCCTGAGCAAGTATAGCATTATTGATCTCCAAGTTTCTTGGCCTTGTGCTTTGACGATCCTCAATGGTTTGTGGATTAGCAACCAGTGTCCAATATTGTGTATTGTTGATATCGGTACCGGGAGGCACGTTGCCTTTTGATGTGTAATATGTATCGCCGTTGAGCACTGTGACTCCACCTGGATAAAAGTTGCCCGGATCCCAAATGTTAATGGGTTCGAACGGTTGTTTGGTAATCTGATCAAACTCCTGTGCATT